CAAAGAAAACGGCAGGATTTAGATGACTACTACCGGAACCACACTGTTCAACATGGACTTCACGGAGATCGCCGAGGAAGCGTGGGAGCGTGCGGGCCGAGAAATGCGTTCTGGCTACGACCTGCGTACAGCACGTCGTTCTATGAACTTGATGACTATCGAGTGGCAGAACAAGGGCATCAACATGTGGACTATGGAGCAGGGTGTTATTACTCTGATCCCCGGTCTAGCAACGTATGCATTGCCAACAGATACGATTGATTTGTTAGAGCACGTTATTCGCACTGGACAGAACACGGCATCTACTCAAGCTGATTTGACTATTACACGTATTAGTGTTTCTACTTATGCGACCATCCCAAACAAGTTACAACAGGCAAGACCGATACAAGTATGGGTTCAGCGGTTATCTGGTGAAACAAATCCTACAAACGCTGTGCTCAATGGGGCAATCACATCAACGGACACCACGATCACGCTTAACACGGTGGTTGGGTTAGCTGGATCAGGCTTTATCCGTCTTGGTACAGAAGATATTTACTATACATATGTATCAGGGAATACCCTAGGTGGTGTGTACCGTGGTCAAAACAATACAACAGCAGCGGCGCAAGCAGATGGTACAGCGGTGTTTGTACCTCAACTCCCAGCTATTACTGTATGGCCTACACCAGACAACAGCACAACTTATCAGTTTGTGTATTACCGACTGCGTAGAGTGCAAGATGCTGGCGCGGGCGCTGAAACAGCCGATATGAACTTTAGATTTTTACCATGTGTTGTGGCTGGTCTGGCGTACCACATTGCTGTTAAAACACCTGATTTAATGCCCCGCATCCAGATGCTTAAACAGATTTATGACGAAGCATTTGACATAGCCGCAGGTGAAGATCGAGAGAAAGCCGCTATCAGGTTTGTTCCTAGGCAGATGTTTATTGGAAGTGGCGGAGGTTACTGATGGGTAATCGATTCGCATCCGGCAAGAAAGCGATTGCTGAATGTGATCGCTGTGGTCAGCAATACAAGTTAAAGACGCTTCGGACTGAGATCATCAAGCAGAGGCAGTATCAGTTGTTGGTCTGCCCTGAGTGCTGGGATCCCGATCAACCTCAGTTGATGTTAGGAACATTTCCAGTAGATGATCCGCAAGCTCTGCGCAACCCGCGTAGGGATACAACGTATGTCACTTCTGGTGTCAACGTTAATGGTAATTTGTCTGGTGGTTCACGAGACATTCAGTGGGGCTGGGCACCTGTAGGCGGGGCTAGTAATTTTGATGCAGAGTTGACACCAAATTACTTGGTGGCAACCACATTTGTTGGTACAGTAACGGTATCTTAAGGAGCTTAAAATGGACAAAGCAGATTTAAAACAAGACAAGAAGATGATGGCTGGAGCCGTGCATAAACACGAGAAAGCTATGCACCCCGGCAAGCCTATGACTAAACTCAAAAAGGGCGGCCCTACTAGTATGGATCGCAAGATGATGGGTCGTAATCTATCTCGTGCAAATAACCAGAAATCTGGGAGCAAATGATGGCTACATTTAGCAAGAAGATGATGGGCAAAGAAGTTGGCGATGCCAAAGTCTATGCTAAGCCACACACTATGTCTGGCAAGGAAGTCAAAGCTTCTACTAACCCCGGCAAAGAGCCAAATCACAGCAATACGGACACCGTAAACATGAGCGTTGGCGCATACAGCAACAAGCCTGAAGGCAAGCCAGTAAAAACAACTGGTATCAAAGTTCGCGGTACAGGTTGCGCTACTAAAGGCTTGATGGCACGAGGCCCAATGGCATGAACTACACCCAGCTTGTCACTGAGGTAAGCAACTATTGCGAGAACTCATTCCCAACTGACGACATGAATACGTTCATCCGTCAAGCGGAGCAGCGCATTTATAACAGTGCGCAGCCCGCTAATTTGCGGAAGAACGTGACAGGCATATTGACTACAGCCAATAAGTACTTGCAATGCCCGTCAGACTTTCTGTCGGTGTACAGCCTTGCTGTGTATCCATACAACACCACAACAGCTACTGGCACAGCTGGTCAAAGAACTATTGTGGTTGCCAGCACAACAGGTATTGCTGTAGGCCAGCAAGTTACCGGCACAGGCATTGGTACAAATGCGCAGGTTCGTAGTATCGCCAGCACAACTATTACTTTGACTGTTGCTAACAGCGGTACGGTGTCTGGCTCTGTGGTGTTTCAAGGTGACTACCTGTACCTGCTCAACAAAGACGTAAACTTTATTCGTGAAGCTTATCCTTTGTCTGCGCAATTAAGTGAGCCAAAACATTACGCTATCTTTGGCCCTAGATCAGACGATGTCAATGAACTCACGTTCATTGTTGGCCCTACGCCAGCAGCTGCGTATAACGCAGAACTTCACTACAACTACTACCCAGAATCTATCGTTACTGCTGGTACTACTTGGCTAGGTGATAACTTTGATTCTGTACTGTTGTACGGCACAATTTGCGAAGCCCTTGTCTACATGAAGGGCGATCAAGGCATGTTCCAAATTGCGAATGAACGTTATGTCCAAGCAATTGCTTTGTATAAAAACTTGGCAGATGGCAAACAGCGTGCTGATGCTTATCGTGATGGTCAGGTTAGGGCGGTTGTTTCATGAGCTATATCTTACAAACTCAGACAACTAGCTTTAAAACGCAGTTGTACACGGGCGTTCATAACTTGCTCACGGACACACTCAAGATCGCACTGTACACGGCAAATGCTGATTTAAACGAAGCTACCACTATCTATACAACGAGCGCAGAAGTTACCGGTGGCGGTTATGTGGCTGGTGGCGTAGTCCTTACAGGTGTCACCATTAACTCTTCTGGATATACAGCATATGTAGACTTCGCAGATGTGGTGTTCAACGCTTCCGTCACGGCTCGTTGTGCTTTGATCTATAACGTCACGCAGGGTAATAAATCCATTGCAGTGTTGGACTTTGGGTCTGACAAGACATCGACTAACTTCACCATCACAATGCCTGCTAATACTGCGACAGCAGCATTGATTCGTTCTTCTAATTAAGGAGTCAATATGACCACGGAAAAACTCAAAGTAACCGACCACATCACCTGTGGTTTCAATGCCGGTACTCAGTCAAGTGAACACGCTACGGCTACAGGCGTTTACCACATTGAATGCCACGATAAAGACGGCAAGCTCAAGTGGTCTGCTGATTCTAAGAACTTGGTAGTTAACGCTGGTCTGGCTTACATGGCTGGTTCTGCTTTGACCTCAGTGACCCAGATTACCACTTGGTACATTGGCCTGTACGGTGCTGGTGCGTCGAACACTCCTGCGGCTGGTGACACAATGGCTTCCCACGCTGGCTGGACTGAGGTTGTACCTTACAGCAATGCTACTCGTGTACAGGCTACGTTTGTTACAGCTACGACTGCCAATCCTTCTGTGGTGACAAATGCGGCTTCTCCTGCTACGTTTAACATCAACGCGACTTCCACTGTTGGTGGTGCGTTCCTGACAAGCGATAGTACTAAGAATGGTACGACTGGCACATTGTTCTCAGCGGCTGACTTTGCGGCTCCCGGTGATCGCTCAGTGGTTTCTGGTGACATCATCTCTGTAACGTATACGTTCAGTTTGGCTGCTTGAGGTCTAAATGGCTGAAGGCGGCTGGGGTTCTGGCACATGGGGTCAGGCTGGCTGGGGTGATTCAGTCTATGACCGGGTTGTCGATGAAACTGCGACAGGGACAGATGCCACTTCTTCAGTTGTTAGTGTGCAAGCGGCGGTTAATGAAACTGCCACGGGATCGGATGCTATTAGCGCATTGGCTACATTCGGTGCGGCGGTCAGTGAGACAAGTACGGGGTCAGATGCGGTCAGTGCGTTAGCAACGTTTGGGTCTGCGGTCAGTGAGTCAGCAACAGGTAGTGATGCGGTAAGCGCCATTCCAACATACGGGGTGTCAGTCAGTGAGACTGCTACTGTGTCTGACTCAAATGCGGCATTTGCAAACTTCTTGGGTCAGATTACAGAGACAGCAACAGTCACGGATTTAACAAGTTCAGCGTTTACATTCTTGGCGTTTATTGTTGAGACAGCAACTGGATCGGATAATGTATCAAGTAGTTTGTCTATTGGGGCAGAAGTTAATGAAAGTGCAACTGGGTCTGATTCTGTAAGCAGTACGGTTACATTTAATGGTGTAATTTCAGAAACAGCAACTGCTACGGATGAAGCTATAGCGGTGGCAAGTTTTATGGCTTCTGTTGTAGAGTTGGCAACAATATCGGATTTATTACTTGGACGGCCTTTGTGGGAAATTATTGATGACACGCAGACCGCAAACTGGCAAAATATCAACAACGTTCAGTCTCCGGGCTGGACACAGGTTAGTGACACCCAGAATCCGGGCTGGACACAGATCGACACGAATTAGGAGTTTTAAATGACTACAGGCGCAACAGGACAACTAGGTTTAGCTCTACCAGTACAGGGCGAACTCTCCGGCACATGGGGCGACACCGTAAACAACGGTATTACGCAATACACGAACATTGCCATTGCAGGAACCTTGACCCTGACCAATGACGGTGCAGTCACTTTGGCTAACACCACGGGCGATGCGTCAGCTTCTAACATTACATCCAGTCTGACGGGCGCGGGCACAGTCACAGCGCAGTTTGCTATTGTGAGAGTCACAGGTACGCTGACCACTGCCAAGGTAGTCACGGCCCCAAGTTATAGCAAAACATACACAGTGGTGAATGCCGCCACTGGCGGTATCGTGACGTTTAAAGCATCGGGTCAGACTGGCGTTTCTATTGCTGTAGGCGAGACAGCGTTTGTTTACTTTAACGGCACAGACTATGTAAAAGTTGTCGGTACAGCCACGGCTGGTGCTGCTGGTGGATCTAACACTCAGGTTCAGTTCAACTCTTCTGGTGTGTTGGCTGGTTCTGCCAACATGACATTCAACGGCACTACGTTGACTGTCAATGACCTAACTGATTCCTCGTTGACTGCTGGTCGTGTGACCTTTGCAGGTACTGCGGGTAATTTGACAGACTCCGCCAATTTGACATGGAATGGTTCTACGCTTGCGGTTACTGGTGCATTTAGCGCAACGACTACTATTGCCGCTGGTGGTGCAATTAAGTCTACTGGCGCAAACCTTGTAAACGAAGCAAGCGCAATCAAGATTAGCCAAGAAGGTGTTTCAACCTCCAGTATTTTTGCCTATGGCGCAAATGCCTCAACAACCGGTGTATTACAACTTGTAACTAAGTCATCTGACGGCAGTGTCCAAGTTGTTGCAGGCTCTCTTGCTTACGCTTCTGGTCTTTCGCTTACCCATGTTTTAGCAACGGCTTATTCAGGCTCAAACGCCGCAACTTGGACAAATGGTCTTACTCTTTACAATAGCGCAACTCCCGCTACTGGAGTTGCAAATTTAATTAACTTTACCGGCTCTTCAAACGTCAATACCGTGTTTGGCGTTGCTCAAAATGCTTCTGGCTACGGTGATTTTGTTTGGGCTGGTTATAACGGCTCATTTACGGAACTTGGTCGTTTTACAAGCGCAGGATATTTGGGACTTGGCACAGCATCTCCTATATCAATTCTTAACGCTTCGTTCGCTGGGGGCGCTGTTTCTGGTACGCATTCAATGGCGTTTGGCTTTCCCTACGCCGCAAATTTACAATTAAAAAGTACTAACGCAGGAACATCAGTTGCTGTTGCTTCGGTTGGCTTATATGGCAACCCAGAGCGCACCAAAGAATTTGCATTCTTTAATCAAGCAGATGACTCAAGGTCTGGATACTTGGGCTATCAATACGGTAGTGGTGGCGTAATTACTAACTTGGGATTGTTCAATGCTCTTGCGGGTGCTTTGACGTTTAGTACAAACAACGCAGAAGTTGGTCGTTTTTCAAGTGCTGGTTATTTTGGTATTGGCACAAACAACCCACAAGTAAACCTGCAAGTCAACGGCACTGCCGTTGTGCTTCGCCTTGAAGAAACTACAACTGGCGGTAGCAAGCGCCTTGAAATGGGCGTAACTTCTGGTGGTCAAGCGTATGTTGGTGCAAACCAAAGCTCCCAATCTTTAATTTTCCAAACCGTTGGAACTAACCGTGTGACTATTGCCGCTAACGGTGATGTGTCAGCCGCTGGTAATAATTTGACTTTGGTTGGTACTAGCCCAACATTAACAATTCAAGACAATTCTTCGGCGAACAATTCTCGACTTCTGCTCCAAGCCACTGCTACTGCCCTTTACATTGGTGGTACATATAGTGGTTCAAACATCCCAACAATTTTTACAAGGGCTGGAACAACTACTGGCTCAGAAAGTGCCCGTTTTGACACTAGCGGTAATTTTTTGGTTGGTACTAATATTACTAAAGATATATTGACTGTAAGCAACGGTATTTCTATGGTTGGCGGCGGTGCTGGAAGTGCAGAAAATTATTCGGGAACAGATACAAGAACATGGGCATCATCTTATGTTGCGTCAAGCGGCACACAAACACTTTGCCGAATTGCTAGTCCAAATGGCTCATTTACAGGCGGAGGTTTAGTTCGAGTCACCACTTCGTACCAATATCGTGGGGGCAATCCCGGAAATAATTATGCTCAATACATGGTCACAACAAACACAACCGCAACAGCGAACCTTATTTTTAGCGCGGGAACATATCCAACAATTACAGTTACAACAGTTGGTTCAGGTAGTACCGCAACCCTTGATGTTATTGTTAATTATTCAGGTGATAGCCATGTACAAGTTGTTGTAGAAGTATTTGGCAAAGTGGTTTCTTGGAGTATTTAATCAATTTTTTTTTTAAAAAGGAAATATCATGTCAGCAACTATCACTTGGGTCATCGAATGGATGCAAACCACTCCTACGACCGCAAATCCCCCTGAGACTGTAATCACCGCAGGTTGGCGCTGTAATGGCGTACAGGTAGAAGGCTCTGGCGACACAGCCAAAACTTATAATGCTACTGTGTACAGCACTTGTTCGTTCCCCGCGCCTTCTGGCACTTTCACGCCATACGACCAACTAACTCAAGCTCAAGTCTTGGGCTGGTGCTGGGACAACGGTGTGGACAAAGACGCAACTGAAGCAAGCATTCAATCGCAGATCAACGGTCAGATTAACCCAACGGTGATCCAGCCACCTTTGCCTTGGGTAACACCAACAGTTTAACGGGAAGCCACCACCCGATCTTGGTGGCACATTAAAGGAAACATCATGGGAAACGAAAAAAAGACCCCTGTGACAATCGACGGTGTAGAGTATAAGTTTGAAGACATGACACAGCAACAGCAGATGTTGCTTAACCATGTCGCTGACTTGGATCGCAAACTAGACTCAGCAAGATTCAATGTGGATCAGTTGCAAGTTGGCAGAGATGCCTTCTTCACAATGTTAAAGACAGCGTTAGAAGCCAAGCCTGAAGAGGCTGTGTCTGACGTAGAACCTAAGTAACCTTGTCTGGGGGCTTCGGCCCCCGCTGTTTGGTTACTGGAATTTGTTTAGAGTTGTACCTATGATTCCAATAGACCCTATAACAGCGTTAGAAGGACTACAGACTGCAATCAGCGTAGTCAAAAAGGCAAGCAAGGTTGCTAGTGATCTGGCGGGACTAGCTCCATCTATTGCCAAGATGTTTGATGCCAAGAGCACCGCTACTAAGGCGATGCTTCAAGCAAAGCGCACGGGGGGTAAATCCAACCTTGGTGCTGCTTTACAGATTGAGATGGCCTTGGATGAAGCCAAGCGGTTTGAAGAACAGCTAAAGATGCTGTTTATGCAATCTGGCCGTATAGACGTATGGAATGCGACCAAGGCTCGGCAAGCTGAGATGGACAGAGATGATGCCAGAGAGATGGCAGAGCTAAAGGCTGAAGAGAAGCGCCGCAAAGAAGAAGAGCAAGAGCAGATGGCGTGGGCGATTGGGGTTGTTGTGATTGTGATGCTCCTAGGTGCAGTTGGTTGGGGCATTGCTGAGATACAAGACTACTGTGCCAAGACAAGGTGTGGTCGGTGAATGAGTACCAGAAACAGTTTGACCTTTTCCTTAAAGTCTTTGTCAGGCTGTGCGTGGCGTGGTGGGTGCTTGGCCTGCTCCAATTCCTGCCAGATGATGTTGCTAAAAAAGTATTGGGAATGTTTGGACTATGAGTGACGAAAAGCCAGCAGATGTATTAAGCAAGGTGCTGTCCTATGTGGATAGCCCGTTTAAACTGTTCGCGCTGATACTCATGGCGGTGTTTGCTTTTTGCGGGTATTTTGTTTGGCAGAACCAAGAGTTGCTGATGGGCGCGTACAAAGAGTCCAAGAAAATGCCCAGCATTGTTGAAGATAGAGTAGAAGACGCTGCCGCCCACTTGCTCAAAACCACCAACGCCACTATTGTGGCCGTGTTCAAGGTAAACCCGATGTTTGGAACCAGGGTGCTGTACCGTGCTTACACCAAAGAAGGCCGAGACAAAACTAACGATGGGTTGGATGTGGGGCTGTTTACCCAGAACGCACTCAACAACGCTGATGTGGTCAAGCTGATGGCCAGCGAGATTCCTTGTGGAGAGTACAAGTCAGCGCAATCCGAGATGGGTTTGTGGTACATCGCCAAAGGGGTTGCCTTTACTTGCCGAATCAGTATCCCGCCTGACCCAAGCCGGTTTGTTGGCCAAATTACTGTGGGCTGGGATAATGAACCTACCGACATTCAGGTGACAAGAACCATGATGGAAATTGCAGCAACCATGCTTTCAAGGAGCAAACAGTAATGGCACAGTTTGAACCAGCTTTTGAGCAGATGATTAGAGATGAGGGCGGCTACGTTCTTCATGAAATACCCGGCGACACGGGCGGTATGACTTACGCTGGTATTGCTCGTAATAAGAACCCGCAGTGGAATGGCTGGGCGCTTGTAGATAAGAAGGAATTTGGCGGCTCTTTGACACCTATGGTGCGTGAGTTTTACCGTGTTGAGTTTTGGGACAAGATGCGCGGCAATGAGATTTCAAACCAAGAGGTAGCCAACACCATCTTTAACTTTGGTGTCAACGCAGGTATGGGCATGGCGGTGAAGCTGGCGCAACTCGTGGTAGGTGCTACGCCAGACGGCGGTATTGGTGCTAAGACCATTGAGAAGCTTAACCAGATCACTGACGGTCAGCGGTTTAAAGAATCCTACGCCTTGGCTAAGATTGCCCGTTACGTTGAGATATGCAACAAGAATCCCGTGCAGGTTAAGTTCCTCAAGGGCTGGATTAACCGCACATTGAAAGGTCTAGCATGAGCTTGCTTGCCGTTGGATCAATTATTGAAGCCGTGGGCAAGGTTGCTGGCGACCTGATTACCACTGACAAAGAAAAGATGGAGATGGAGATCGAGCAGCGTAAGCTTGATCTTGAAGAAAAACGCATTGACCAAGCTACAGATTTAGCGCAGATTGAGGTCAACAAGATTGAAGCTGCGTCATCTAATGTGTTTGTTTCGGGCTGGAGACCCGCCATCGGTTGGATCGGTGTAGCAGCTATGGGGTATCAGTTTCTGCTGTATCCACTGTTTCAGTGGGCATGGAAATACTTGCAAGCTATGGGCTGGGTTCCGGTGGGTATGGATCCCCCGCCAGTACTGGACGCAGACCAACTATGGGTGATATTATCAGGCATCTTGGGCATTGCCGGTATGCGTTCTTTTGAGAAGACCAAAGGCGTTGCCAGCAAATAAAAGGTAGCACATGGCGCTCAAAAAACTAACCCTGAAAGCTGGTGTAAACAAAGAAAACACCCGCTATACCAACGAGAACGGTTGGTATATCTCCGACAAGATGCGGTTTCGTCAGGGCACGCCAGAAAAGATTGGCGGCTGGGTTCGTATTTCTGCTACGACATTTTTAGGCGTTTGCCGTTCTTTATGGAATTGGGTAACTCTTGCCTCTTTAAATCTGATTGGTGTAGGCACTAACTTAAAGTTCTACATTGAGTCTGGCGGTGCGTACAACGACATCACGCCTATCCGTACTACGGTCACCATCAATAACAACCCATTTGCGCTTACGGCTTCTACAACAGTCACAGTTACTGACACTGGCCACGGATGTTACACAGGCGACTTTGTTACCTTCAGCGGGGCTACAGACATTGGCGGTGGTGGCACTAACGTCACGGCTGCTGTCCTGAATCAAAACTTTCAAGTTACTGTTGTTGACTCCAACACATACACAATCGTTATTTCTGTAACGCCTAACGCTACAGCTATTGCAGCTTCTCCCGGTGGTGGCGCGGCGGTTATAGCGGCTTATGAGATTCACGCTGGCCCGGCCTATGCCGTAGCTGTTAACGGCTGGGGTGGTGGTGCTTGGGGTTCAGGCACTTGGGGCTTTGGTACTAACTCTGTTAACGCCATCCAATTGTGGAGCCAGAATAACTTTGGTGAAGACCTAATCTTTGGCCCCCGTGGTGGTGGTATCTATTACTGGTCTGCCCAGATTGGCGTTGCACCATTACCTTTTACAGTAACTATTGCTTCTCCCGCTGTATTGACTGTGGCTTTAAGAAATGGTACGGCTGTTTCTCTAAACACGACCGGTGCTTTGCCGACTGGCTTGTCTGTAGGCGTGGTTTACTATGTAGTTGGTAGCACAGGCACAACTTGCAATCTATCTCTGACCTTTGGCGGCGCGGCAATTAACACTACTGGTACGCAGTCGGGCACTCAGACCATATCTTCTAGAGGCATTGACATTACCCAACTGGGCGGAGCATCAGACTGCCCGACTATTCAGAACACCATTTTTGTTGCTGACGTAAGTCGGTTTGTGTTTGCGTTTGGTTGTAATGACTACGGCAGTACCATCCAAGATCCTATGTTGGTTCGCTGGTCTGACCAAGAATCGGTGACGAACTGGACGCCATCAGCCACTAATCAAGCCGGTAGTATTCGCCTGTCGCACGGCTCAGATATTGTTACTGTAGTACAGACCCGTCAAGAGATTGTGGTTTTTACTGACTCGTCTCTGTATTCACTCCAATACCAAGGGCCGCCGGTGGTTTGGTCTAGCCAGCTTCTGGGAGATAACATCTCCATCATTGGCCCCAATGCGGCTGTTGTTGCATCTGGTGTGATTTACTGGATGGGCGTAGAGAAGTTTTATAAATACGATGGTCGCACCCAGACCATGCGTTGCGATTTGCTCCGTCACATCTTCCAAGACATTAACTTGGCGCAGGCGTCCCAAGTGTTTGCTGGTACTAACGAAGGCTTTAACGAAGTCTGGTGGTTCTATTGCTCCGCTAACAGCACTGCGGTTGACCTGTATGTCATCTATAACTACTCAGAAGATGTCTGGTCTTATGGGACGCTAGGCCGCACTGCATGGCTTGATTCAGGACTGCGTAATCACCCAATAGCCGCTACATACTCCAATAATCTTGTTGACCATGAGCAAGGTTACGACGATAACGTGAGCGGCACACCAGCGGCTATCAATGCTGTTATTGGTTCTGCTGAGTTTGACATTGATGATGGTGACCACTTTGGATTTGTTTGGAGGATGCTCCCAGACATTACATTCCGAGGCTCTACCACGGCTTCACCCCAAGTGACCATGACACTGATCCCCATGCAGAACGCAGGTTCAGGCTACAACAATCCTATCTCTTTAGGTGGAAACTCAGATGCTACAGTAACCCGCACTTCTACGTCCGTCATTGAACAGTTTACTGGTCAGGTATATGTCAGGGTGCGTGGCCGTCAAATGATTCTTCAGGTTGAATCTACTCAGCTAGGGTGCGCTTGGCAGTTGGGTTCACCGCGTATTGACATCAAGCAAGACGGTCGCAGAGGTAACTCATGATTGTCATTTCTGAAAACGAACTGAATCAGGTTGCCGCACCTAACTTACCGTTAGCGCCAATGCAGTATGACAGGCAGTATGCCGATCAGCTAAACAACGTGTTGCGTTTGTACTTTAATCGTGTTGATGCCATTCTTGACCAGCTAAAGACAGATGAGATTATCCCGGCACTGACTAATTACACAGTGGCAACGTTGCCCAGTGCGGTGACATCAGGCAAGGGTGCAAGGTCTTTTGTAACAGACGCACTACTACCTACGTTTGGATCGACTGTAGCTGGCGGTGGTGCAGTGGCTACGCCCGTATACTCTGACGGCACAAATTGGAAGGTCGGATAATGGCTATACGTGACCGTGGAACCAACTACTTTGTAGACTTTGAGGATAGTGGTTTTAGTGACTATCCAATTGATGATATTGGTGTTGGCGGCGGTATTGTTTCGTTACCTATTACAACTGCGCCTCCTGTTATTACTCAAGCTCCAGTAGTAACTGAGGCTCCTGTTGTAACGTCTGCTCCAACTTATACACAAACTGATGAGCAGGGCAATCCAATTTATGACATCGTTGCCACCGCTGCTCCAGTAACAACGTCTGCTCCAGTGATAACGTCTGCTCCAGTAGTTACGTTTCCTAGAACGATGACGGATGACGATTTACCGACTTTAAATCCGTATACAACAACACCGCCTACAACAACTCCTGTTGGCATTGCTACTCTTACAACTACCCCAGCGCCTACAACTACTTTAGCGGCAAACACAACCAAGTGGCGTGATTTCACGCTAGACAATACGGTTGTTGATAATTTGTTTAACCAAATTACGGCTCAACAAAAAGCTGGTACGTCTCAGTACTATCAAGGGCAAGGTTTAGGTTCGATTGAAGCAAATACCCGTGAGATGGCGAACATCTTGGCTAGTACAGGTATTACTGACATCAATCAGTTTGGCCCTATAACCAAGCAAGTTGAACAGTATGTTGGAAGTGACGATGGTGGAAACCCAATCTATGAGACTCAAACCGTTACAACATATGGCAATAAATTAACGGGTCAAGAAGTACCAAACACCTATACCGAGCGTCAGACAGGTAACGCTTTTGGTGGAACATATGAGGGTTCTGGTAATACTGGGTATAGAGTTCAGTTTACTGCTGACGGTACGCCAATCTTTTACACCACAAAAGCATCTTCTAACGATCTTGCAAATCTTTTAGCAGACCTTGGCCCAATTGGTCAAATTGGTATTGCAATCGCTACAGGCGGTTTATCTATACCCCAACAAATTGCGGCTCAATTTGCCATAAAAATGTTATCTGGTTCTGATCTGGAAAGCGCTATAAAAGGCGCGGCGGCATCTTTTGTTGGTTCCCAGATACCCGGCTTAGATGCAATGAAGGACGCTACCGCGTATTTAAACGGAATTGACCCTACCGGAATTCTTGCTAAATCGTTTACAGGCGCGGCAGTGGGGGCGGGTACTGGAGTTATTAACGGGCAAGATTTATTGACATCAGCCGCAGCAGGCGCGGCAAGTGGGGGTTATTCTGGTGCTGCTGACGCAATCATGGGTAATTTTGATTTGACTGGTTTATCCAGTGGTCAAAAAACTGCTTTAAAAAATGCAATCACAGGCACGATTTCTGGTAAACCGCTTGATCAGGTTTTGATGAATTCTGTCATTAGCCTTGTAAATTCTGAAGTTAACAAAGCTGTAAACACTCCGGCAACAACGCCAGCTGTAACAACAGCCGCTACTGATGACACTGACAATCCTGTAATTGCTATTGATGCTGACGGTAATCAAGTTCGTTTAAAAGATATCAACACATTGTTTGCGGGTTCAGGCGACAATGATTACGCTGCGGAAGCAACAAAAATTCTTAACAGCTACGATGTTGCTGGTTTGGCGGCTGTGGCTGCTCCTGCGGCTGGCGCGACTGCGGCAACTAATTCTCCCTTGCTTCGTCTTGTACAAGCTGCGGCTAATGACCCTAACTATGGTACAAAATTAACAGCTTTAGAAAAAGTACTAACAGCTGCTGGTAGCTCAATTGCCAAAGTGCTTGGTACTGCTATTTCTTTGGGCACTTACATGGGCAACATAGACCCAAACGAAGATGCAACATTAAAGCGTTTGCGTGACTCTGGGCTTATAACAATAGACGATTTAAAAACTCCCCCTGCTACAACTGCCGCACCTGCTACAACTCGCGCACCTGCATCGACTGCTGCGCCTGTTACAACTCAATATGTTGTACAGCCCGGAGATTACACTTCGACAAATGAAGTAGTTCAAGCTTGGCAGGGTACGTTAAATGAAGTTTATTATTACGATGAATACGGAAATCCTGTTACTTTAAGAGACTATTACAGGATCATAGGGTTTGAGCCTCCCGGTTTACCACCCGGTGTTTTACCCGCAAAACCTGAAATAACTCAGGCTCCAGCCACTACTGCGCCTCCGGCTACTACTGCGCCTCCGGTTACTACTGCGGCCCCAGAAACTACTACGGCTCCAGCTACAACTGCCGCACCTGTAATAACTTATGAGCCTATTACAACTTATCGGCCTATTACAACTGCGCCTGTAATTACATTGCCAGTCACAACTCAGGCTCCAGTCACAACTCAGGCTCCAGTCACAACTCAGGCTCCAGTCACAACTCAGGCTCCAGTCACAACTCAAGCTCCAGTCACAACTCAAGCTCCAGTCACAACTCAAGCTCCAGTCACAACTCAAGCTCCAGCCACAACTCAAGCTCCTCAAGTTACGACTAGCACAGAACCTGCTACAACACAGGCTCCTCGAGTCACTATTAGCACGCAACCTGCTACGACTCAAGCTCCTCAAGTTACGACTAGCACACAGCCAGCCACAACTCAAGCTCCTCAAGTTACGACTAGCACAGAACCTGCTACAACACAGGCTCCTCAAGTTACGACCAGCACACAACCTGCTACGACACAGGCTCCTCAAGTTACGACTAGCACACAGCCAGCTACGACTCAGGCTCCTCAAGTTACGATTAGCACACAGCCAGCCACAACTCAAGCTCCTCAAGTTACGACCAGCACACAACCTGCTACGACACAGGCTCCTCAAGTTACGACCAGCACACAGCCAGCTACAACACAGGCTCCTCAAGTTACGACCAGCACACAGCCAGCTACAACACAGGCTCCTCAAGTTACGACCAGCACACAGCCAGCTACGACACAAGCTCCTCAAGTTACGACTAGCACACAGCCAGCTACGACTCAAGCTTCAGCCACAACACAGGCTCCAGCTACAACTCGGGCTCCTCAGACTACTATTCCTGTTTCAACCGTACCCCCTACAACCGTACCCCCTACAACCGTACCGCCTTCGACTGCGCCTGTTACAACCGTACCGCCTTCAACTGCGCCTATTACAACCGTACCACCTATAACGGTTATTCCGCCTACAACAATACCGCCTACAATACCGCCTACGACCACGCCTGTTACAACCGTACCGCCTACAACTACGGTCGCCCCTACCACGACTGCTAAAGTGGCGGTTACTTCAAAGCCAGCTGTATTGGATTTAGGCTTAAACTTCCCGCAGGTGCAGCAAGCCCTTGCCGCTGCTGGTATCCCGCAACTTGCCAATGTGTTCTATTACGGTAAGGAGTTTGGGTCTAAAAAACAAAAGCTCACCAAAGAAGGTGAAGTGGCTGAAGAAGAGTACAAACCACTGAGCGTCGTTAAACCCGGCGCAGAGATAGAACAGCTTGCCGAAGAAGCAAAAAGCAAGCAAAATACAGCCCTAGATGTTGCAGATAAGCTCATGGGCGAAACTACGTCATTTGATGACTTAATCAAAATTTTGAGGGGTTAACATGGATTGGTATGATGATTTTTTAACAAGCATTGGTATTGATCCCGGTTCTACTACTTCAAACTTTGGTAACAACTACCTTAGTAATGATGATTTATTTAAACAAATTACAGGTGGTACTGACTCTAAAAGCCCAATAGCTTTAATTACCAAACTGCTTTCAGGTACAGGCGAGCAAGGTAAAGCGGGACAACTTGCGGGTGTTGCTGGTTTGTACAGTTTGATAAATGCTCTTGGTGGCGGTCTTGGGCAAACTGGTCAGGGTGTATATAAAGGCTATCAAGGCGGTATCCCCAACTACACTGCCACCCGCACAATGAATCCCATCCCGCAAACTGTGGATGTACCAGCTAGGGCGGCTGTTCCTGCTACGGCAACTACTCCGGCGGTTTCTGCGGCTCCGGCTGGCACTGCCCCACGTCGCCCCGGTTCTGGTGGAGTTACTTACTTTACCCCAATGACTTATACCCCCGTTACAACTCCTGCTCCTGCTGTAACTACTGCGCCTACAGTAACGCCTGTCCCCGCAGCAGGTGGTGGTTTAATGGCTTCTGGTGGTATCTCTACATTAGGTGAATATTCAGATGGTGGTCGTTTACTCAAAGGCCCCGGTGATGGTGTTTCTGACTCTATTCCTGCTACTATTGGTGGTAAGCAGCCAGCACGTTTGGCTGATGGAGAATTTGTTATTCCTGCACGTATAGTGTCTGAGATTGGTAACGGCTCTACAGAAGCTGGAGCTAAAAAGTTATATGCCATGATGGATCGTGTACAAAAAGCCCGTAAGAAATCTGTTAAAAATGTTGCTGCTAACACTAAGGCAGACAAATATCTTCCTAAGTAAGAGGTACATATGACAACACCATCAACGCCCGGTTCATCTGGCTCCCCAATGTCGGGGTCTGCCAATATGTCTACTCTGTCCGATTGGGCAGGGGGCTATGTAACGGACATGTTGGGGAAAGCTCAAGCAATCTCCAATACTCCTTACCAAACATACCAAGGCCCAATGACGGCTGGTGAATCTAGTCTACAGAACAAAATGTTTCAAGGGCTTGGTGGATTAAATTTCCCCGGTCAGTTAGGTAAATCATTTAGTTCCACTGATGCCTATCAACCGCCAGCTATGACACCCGGCGCATATTCTCCTAGCGCTATTGGCACGGGTGCTGGTGCTTCTCCAGCTGGAACCCCCTCAGTTGGGACTCCTTCTGCCCCTACAGGTGTTGCTGCACAATACATGAATCCGTATTTGCAGTCAGTTCTTCAGCCTCAATTAGAAGAGTTGCGTCGTACATCACAAATTAATCTTCAGCCCGGCATGGCTAAGATGACTCAAGCTGGTGGTTATGGTGGCGGTCGTCAAGCCATTATGGAGTCCGAAGCTAACCGCAATTTGTTGCAAGCGCAAAACCAAGCTATTGGTACTGGGTACTCGAATGCTTACGACAAAGCTATGCAACAGTTTAACACTGAACAAGGTCAAGCTAAGACTTTGGCTGACATGATGGGCGCTGCTGGCGCACAGCAACGGGGCATTGAACAAGAAGGCATTACGGCTGATCTTAATGAGTTCAATACGCAACGTGACTACCCACAGAAGCAGGTGCAGTTCTTACAGTCTATGTTGCAGGGCTTGCCAATTTCTACTGTGTCAAATATTCCGCAGGCTCAAACAGGTTCGCAACAAGCAGTAGGCGGTATGACATCCGTTTATCAGATGTTGCAAAATCTTGGCATTATTCCTAAAGCTTGAGGATAGATCATGATTCAACCCGGTCAAATTGACTACCAAAAGCAATTGGATTCTTTAAAAGACCTGCCAGTTAATGAGCAGTCTATTGAGTATCTGACGGAGCTTTCGCGTAACCCCGGTTCTCCGTTTGTGCGCTTTTTAGTTGAAAGCCGTTTGGAGCAACTGACTAAAGCTTTGCAAAATCAAGCTGGCGCACAAGCACAGCAAGCACAAGAAAATTCACCGCAAGGCACGATTTCAGACAAGATTCAACAAGCCGCAGGACTTGCCGCATTACAAGCTGGACAACAGCGTCAAGCCGCTGAGCAAATGCAAGACCAAGCGAGCCAAGCGCAGATGCCAGTTCCGCAGGGCATTGCGCAACCACAAACACAATCTGAACCAGACTATGGTGTAGCTAGTGCGCCCGTGGACTCTGAGATGTTTAACTTTGCCCCCGGTGGCATTGTTACGTTTGCCAACCCAGAAAAAGAAAAGAAACAGTTGGTCAAA